ATGGTCATGAAGCCCTTTCAGATGCTGGGCAGTGCATGGAGCTGGATTAAAGCCAATGTGCTGGGGGAAGGAGAAGAACAGACAGCCCCGCCCGCTGCGGCAAGCGCAAATGCCACGCCGCCAGCCGTGCGCACCGTGCAGCAGGCACGCCCCGCCGCACCGCCTGCAGGCGGGCTGATGCAGTCCACCGTGAACAACCGCATCACGGACGGCAAGCAGGTGACCATAGGGTCCGTCACCATACAAAGCAGCGAAGCCATGACACCCGCCGCCCTGAACGAATGGGCCATGATGGAGGCAGGTTAGCCGTGGCTGAGTATATTGATCTGCTGATTGAACAGGACGACCTGACGCTGGATGCAGGCGGCAACCCCAAGCTGGTGGACGGGCGCGCATCCATTGCGCAGGACATAAAACATATGATCCGCGAATCAGGCCTGCTGGTGGACATCATAGCCAACCGCGACGCACTGACGCGCCGTACCAACATCATCCGCATAACAATGGCAGTGGACGACGACGAACGCATTGTGCCGGGCACGGCAGAGGTTGAAGAATCCGCACCCGGCGAATACTGGCTGACGGCCACCACCGTGAAGTACGGCAACATAGCCCTGCAGTTGGAGAAAGAGCGTGGTTAGAGAAAAGCGGTGCTATGCGATGGCTGTTTTGATGGGCTGCACGGAACGCCATTCTGTTCTGGTATTGGCGGTTTCCCACAGGGTGTATGTCTGCTGCATGCCCAGCCACAGTTCGGGCGTAGTATCAAGCGCGCGCGAAAGCCGCAGGGCGATATCCGGCGTAATGGCCGCACGCTCGTTTACAATGGCAGAAAGAGCTTTGCGCGATATGCCCAGCTGCTGTGCCAGCGCCGTAATGGTAAGGCCAAGCGGCTGCATGTGCATCCTGTACAGAATACCGCCCGGATGCGAGGGCTTTCTAGTGCGTGTACGCATGGTATTTCTCCTAATGATAGTCCTGATAATTTACTATGTGGGCGTCTCCGTTTTCAAAGCGGAATGTAATCCGCCAGTTGCCGGAAACTTTAACCGCCCAGTGGCCTGCAAGGTTGCCTTTCAGCGGGTGCAGGCCGGAGCCGGGATACCCCATATCTTTCACTTCCCGCGCATGATCAAGCAGGTCGAGAATATCCAGCAGCTTACGTACATGCTTTTGCTGCACGCCTTTGGTCACTCCGTCGTAGAACAGATCTTCCAGTCCCTTATGTGCAAAGCTGCGAATCATGCCCAGAGTGTAACCACTATGGTTACACCGCGTCAAGGGGACCTGCGTAATAAAGCCCCCCGCCGGACAGTATGGAGAATGCCCCGTGCCAGATAAAGCCGCTACAGAACTGTTTACCGCCATGCTGCGCGAGGCGGACATGCCCGTAACCACGGCAGAAATGCAAAGCCGCTGGGATGCCCTGAACGCGGAGCAAGGCAGCCGCATAACCAACAACAGCGCGTGGTCGCCCTTTTGGCGGCTTATCAGCGCCATAGTGACAGAGCCTGCCCGCTGGCTGGTGCAGCTGATGGTAGAGCACGCCTTGCCCAACACGTTTTTGCGGTTTGCCGGTGGCGCATGGCTGGATGTGTATGCATGGGGTGTGGATGTACGGCGCAAACCCGCAGCCGTGGCACGCGGCACCATAACCTTTACCCGCGCATCCGCAGCGGGAACGCTGACCATCCCCGCCGGAACACTGGTGGAATCGCCTTCGCTGGAGGGCATGAGCTACCGTGTGGCCACAACGGTGGAAACCGTCATGGAAGAAGGCCAGCTGACAGCAGAAGTGCCGGTTCAGGCAGAACATGAAGGTGCAGCCTACAATCTGGGGCCGGGCTATTATTCCATTCTTACCCGTCCGGTGCCCGGCATAGTCTCTGCCGGTAACGGGCCGGAGTGGCTTACCGCCCCCGGTGCCGACGTCGAAGACGACGAATCACTGCGGCTGCGCGCCCGCAACCAGTTTGCCGCCGTGGGCCAGTATCATCACGATGCCGCTTACCGCGCGCTTATTGCCGGATTTGCAGGTATCCGCATTGACTATCTGTTTTTTGAAAAAGACGGTCCCCGCGGCCCGGGCACTGCCAACTGCCACATCATGGTGGAAAGCGGCATCCCCCCGCACGAGCTTATCGACGCCATAAACGTCTTTATCCGGCAGTCAGGCAACCACGGCCACGGCGATGATCTGCGCTGCATGGCCATTACCGCAAAGCCTGTGGCGCTTACTGCAACCGTATACCCCGTGCTGACTGCCACCACCCAGCGGGCCGAGGCGCTGCGCCTTGCGGTGGAAAACCGCATCCGCTGTGCATGGCGCGAAAATACGGACTTTACCATGACCAGAACCATGCCGCTTTCACGCTTCAGCTTTTCGCGCCTGTCCGAAGAACTGCACGCCGCCCTGCCCGACCTGCAGAGTGTGGAATTTACCCACAACGCGGAAAACGGCGCGACAGGGGCTGACATTACCGCACTGCTGGAACTTCCTGTGCTTTCATCGCTTACCGTTACATTCGCGGAACAAGGGGCGCAGTGATGAAAGAGCCGCAGCTCACCCCGCCGCATATTCCTTTCTGGATGGAAGGGGCGGAAACAGGCGCTCTGGCACGGGCGGCACATGCATGGTTCACCATGCTGGGCACGGTGGCCACCCTGCCCGCACGTCAGCTTGCCCCCATGACATGCAGCCTGCGTGTGTTGGATTTGCTGGCATGGCAGCGCAACGTCACCCCCTATGCAGGCGAACCGGAACGTCTGTACCGCCTGCGGGTGAACCACGCCTATGCCAACGCCCGCGATGCAGGCAGCGTGGAAGGCTGGCGACGCATTTTTGACCGGCTGGAACTGGGAGCCGTGCAGCTGGAAGAACGCGTGGACGGGCAGGACTGGGACATCATCGGCGTGGTGGTGGACGATGCCGCCTTTCCGGACCAGCAGAATGTGCTGGAAATCATCGTGCAGGAATACGGACGCACCTGCAGGCGGTACCGCTTTATTTCGCGCATCACGCAGGCTGTACGCATTGCAGCCGCAACCTTTGACAACAACCACAATACCGTTTGCGCAGGTCGCAACCCGCTGACAGCAGCCCGTGTGGCCATACGCGCCGGTTCCTTTAACCACAGCCACCATACCGTGGAGGCCATAGCATGAGCGTAGCTTTGACACTGGCAGGCGAAGCCCTGATAGCCCGCCTGCAGGCGGAGGGCGCAGCCCTGACCATAGACAGGTTCATCTTTGCCAACGTGCCGGAGCAGGACCACACCGCGCCGGTCGATCCCGCACAGACGGTACCCGTCGATCACGTTGTGTATCAGTACGACATACCGCAGGAATACCGCGCATTCGTAAGCCCTAATCAGGTCGTGTACTCCGCCCTGCTGGGGTCTGACGTGGGGCCTTTTACCTTTAACTGGCAGGGCCTGTACTGCAGCCAGCACAATACGCTGGTGGCCGTGGCCACATTTCCCGCGCTGGAAAAACGTAATACCAACCCTGCCACCAACACGCAGGGCAACAACCTGACGCGCAACTTTATGCTGGAATTTACCGGCGTGCGCGAGCTGACGCAGATAACCGTGGAAGCCGCCGTATGGCAGCTGGATTTTACGGTACGCTTAAAAGGCATTGATACCCGCGAACGCCTGAGCAACCGCGATATTTACGGGCGGGCCTGCTTTTTTGCCGATGGCTGGCTGCTGAAAAAAAGCGCCGGAACCTACAGCCTGCAGGCTGGCGTTGCCTATGTGGAGGGTATCCGCACAGAACTGGCAGAACATACGCCTGTTCAGCCGGAAAGCACCCCGTGTGATGTGTATCTGGACGTATGCATGGCACCGCAAGGTTCTGATGTGGTGACCAAAGCAGAGCCGCAATTTGTGGCTGTAGATACTCCCTGCCCTGATTATGTGGAGCCTGCCCCGCACCACACGCCGCACTACTGCGTGCACATAGCCCGTATCGAATCTGACGGCAGCGTTACGGACAAGCGCCCGAAAAACGAAGAACAGCGCTTTGTCACGCCGGAAGAACTGGCAGAGCAGCTTAAATCCATCAGTTCCATGCCCGTAGGCACATTGCTGTTTTCCACCACCGGCAGCCCGCTGCCCGGCACCGTTCCTGTAAACGTAAAGCAGAAATTCGCATTGGAGGTGTACCCTCAGTTGACAGCATGGGTGCGCAGCTGCGGGGGCTATCTGGCCACAGAGGCGGAATGGGACGCAGAGGCCGCCGCACAGGAAGGCTCCTGCGGCAAGTACTGCCTGACGGATACGCATATCATTCTGCCTTGCTACAGACACTACTTCTCGGCCGCGCAGAATGGTGTAACTGGTAAAGCCGTGGGGGATTGGCAAGCCGATCAGGTGAAAGCGCACTACCATCCCAGCAATGTGCAATCTGCATCGGCGATGCCGGCTGAGTTCCGGCGGGGCGATTTGCGGCAGTTGACGGGATGGAATGCGACCATGAGCACAGATACATTACACGACGGCTCAACGGGTGATTTTGGTAGCGACGAAAACCGCCCCAAAACATCCTATATCCTGCCCTGCATCAAAGCCTTTGACGTGGCTGTAAATGCATCACAGCTGGATATGCAGGTGCTTGCCGCACAGGTGGCTGCCATTAATGGGAATAAAGTTGATCGTAGCGAGTGGACACAGAGTCACGCCGAAAACGGCTGGCAAAAGCTGCCCGGTGGAATGATTATCCAGTGGGGAAAATATGAGCAGTCCGCAGGACTTCAGCAGCAAACAACAATCACAATAACGTTGCCTGTTAGCTTTCCGACGGCCTGCGTGCACTTGGGGGCAAGCCCTTCGCCAAACAAACGCACAGATCAGGCAGAACTTTGGGTGCATCCTTTCACACTGGGCACCACCGATGTCGCATTTGCCATTGAACGGGCAGCCAATGATGCTCTGGTTGCTAAGCGCTTTTATTGGTTTGCCATCGGCTACTAAGGAGGCCGCGCAATGAAATACAGCCCTTCAACAAACGCATTCTACCATCCTGCCGTTCACGGTCATGCCATCCCTGCCGATGCCGTGGCCGTCAGCCCCGAAGACCATGCCGCACTGCTGGCCGCACAGGCGCGGGGGCAGATAATCCGGCCCGATGAAAACGGCTGTCCCGTGGCCATAACGCCCGCCGCACCGCCTGCGCCTACCCGCGCAAAACTGTACACGGCTAAACAGGCGGAAATCCGCGACGGGGCCGAAGCCATGCTGACCGCGCTGGCCGCGGAATACGCTCCGCTGGAACGCCAGACATGGGACCAGCAGGCGGCAGAGGCCGAAGCCCTGCAGGCGGATGCGGACGCACCGGCACCGCTGGTTCGGGCCATTGCCGCCGCGCGTGGCATGACCGTGGCAGACCTTGCCGCCCGTATCCTTGCCAACCGCAGGGCATGGGTTAGCGTATCCGGCCATGTGGTAGGCCAGCGCCTTGCCTATCAGGATGCGCTGGAAGCAACGCGGGGACTGGACGATGCGCAGGCCGCCGACGCAATCGCCGCCGTTGTGCCGCATTACACTCTGCCCCCATCCGACAACACGCAGGAGACTGTGTAAATGGCCGCGTGGCAGCCTGCCAGCCTTAGCTCGCCCGCCGCGCTGGGCCTGCCTGATAGCGGGGCTGCGGATGCATTCGCCGCTGTCCGGCAGCAGACAACCGCCCTGCTGGCTACGGACTGCCAGCACATTGTCGTAACCCCGTACCAGTACACCGTGGGCAAACGACGCGGAGAGCACGCCTACCTTACTCCGGACGAGGCCATTACCGCCGTGGCGGACAGACTGCAGGGGGCGCCACCCGCCACAGATATTGTGCTGTTGTGCGTGGCGGCACCGGACGAGGCAGGGTTTGCCGCATCCCTTGCGCGGCTGCGGACCGTGGTGCCGCTGGAGTCGCTGTGGCAGGCAGAACGCAGAGCAGCCGCCCTTGCAGAGCTGGAACAGAGCAAGTTCATCATACCGGACGCCCCGCTCTATCCCGCATGGCAGCCCGCCAGCCCACAGCGCGAAGCGTTGGGCCGCAATGCCGCAGATGCCAGCGGTCGTCTGCTGGCCCTGTGCGAAGGCACGGACAAAAACGCGGCGTCACCTGCGCGGCGTCTGCTGGATTTTGCAGACAGGCTGCAGGCCCGTACCGTTGCCACCCGCCAGCAGCTTGAGGCGCTGCGCCAGCACATCGCCGGAGCAGATACAGGCTGGTACGCGCTGCATCTGCACGGCTCGGCGGGCGAGCTGCCCGTTATGCTGCGCCGCACAGTGGCCCCCGTGAATGCCGCCTATAAATGCTGTGCCGCTGTCTGCTGGCACGGTACAGTGGAAAACGTACAATTTTACCGTCAGCTTTTCGGGCTTTGATATGGCATTTTTGCGACTTGACGACTTCACCGTGCCGGGCTTCGGTCTTGTGGCCAGTCTGGTACTGCCCTTTAAGGACGAAGACGCATCCGGCGACACCTCCAGCACGTCTGTGGCTGGCAAAGGCACCAAGGCAAAAAAGCTGGACGTCACAACCAACATCCGCTTTGCCGATGAACGAGATCTGCGTGCACTCACCCGCATGGCAGAGGCAAAAACAGGCGGCGACGGGCGCGTGTACACCGTGACCAACCGCACCGCCAACGCCACCGGAATGCGGCAGGTGCGCTTTACGGGCGAACTGACAGTAACCGAACAGGAAGACCGCCGTTGCTGGCGCATCAGCTTTTCGCTGCTGGAGCATATATCCGTTCCGGAACGTGCCGAAGCCCGCCAGCAGCCCAAGCCGGAGCAGACACCGCAAAACTCCGGCACCAGCGTGGCCCCGCCGCCGGAATCCGTAGCAGACCGCCAGAATACGGCAGACAAGCCCCGCGAGCTGAGCGCCATGGAAAAGGCGCTCAAAATGCTGGACACCCTCATCGGCGACTATGACAGCGGGCAGAATAGCAAAACGGGCAACGCATGAAGCTGCACAAAAGGCTGACCATAAACGGCGCAGAAGTCCCGCTGGTATCTGAAAACATCCAGCTGAACCACGACCGCCCCGGACGCGCCATCTTTCAGGTACAGGCGCAAAGCCCGCTACAGGGCCGCATCACCTTTGCCGCAGGCTGGGACTGGGCCGACCGCCTGACACGTATTTTCACGGGCGACATCGAGCGCAGCACCACTGTGGACGCGCACCAGCAGCGCCTGTTCTGCCGCGAGGTTTCAGCACGGCTGGATGCCATTCTGCCCGTGGCGCTGCGTCACCCCACCCTGCAGGATGTGCTGGCGGCGTATGCAGCCCGCACGGGACTATCGTTCATCACGCCGCCGCGCCCGTATGCATCGGTTCGGGTGCCGTATTTCGGCGCACTGGGTACGGGCTATCAGGCGCTGGATTCTCTGGGGGCCGTCTTCGGCATTGCAGAATACATGTGGCAGACACAAGGCGACGGGCAGATATTTGCCGGTTCGTGGCAGGATTCGCGCTGGCCCGCGCTGGCGGCACACGTTCCGGAGGAAGCCTTCGGGCAGGCCGGAGCAAACGGCGGGCAGGTTATGCCTGCCGTTCCGGCCATGCGCCCCGGAGCAGTGCTTAACGGGCGGCGCGTGCAGACAGTGCGCTTTTTCGGCCATCAGATGGAGGTAGCATGCAGGCAGTAATAAAGTCCGCGGTGCTCAAGCTGTTTCCGGAGCTTTCCGGCGGGCTGCATCTGGACAGATACGGTCGCGTGCTGGCCGTGGCGGATGCCCCGCAAACCGGCGCAACGTGCGAACGCTTTCGCCCGCGCTATGCCGTGGATGTGGAAATATTAACCCCGCAACTGGAGCCGGACCCCGCCTTTCCCGTGTATCCTGCCGTACCGCTGCCCGTCATGGCAGGGGCCGGACAGGAAACAGGCACCTATGCCTTTCCGCAGCCGGGTGCGCTGGTGGTGGTCGGCTTTGCCTATGGTCGGCCCGACCATCCCATAATCCGGCAGGTATACCCGCTGGGTACATCGTTGCCCGCAGTGCATCAGGGCGAATGGCTGGCCCAGACAGCGCCCGATGTGTGGCAACGCGCAGATGCAGACGGCAACTGGCACCGCCGCACACACGCCGCCATTACGGATGATTCGCGCCGTCATACCGTGCACACCGTGGAACACGCCACCCATGCCGCACGCGAGGCCATACACATTGCAGAAAACGCCCTGCGCGAAGTGGGCGGCAACCAAACGCTGGAGGTAGGCGCCGTGCTTACCATGCTGGCGGGCCTGCGCGCCGATCTGGCCACACTGGGCGACCTGAACCTGACAGCGGGCGGCAATTCCACCCGCAGCACCGCAGGCCATGCCGCAGATACCACAGGCGGCAACCATGCACGCACGATAAAAGGCAGCCAGTCCACAAACGTAGGCGGTACACAGACCACCACAGTGCAGGGAGCACGCGCAGTACAGGCCGCCAGCCAGCAGACGACCATTGCAGGCAAACGGCAAACGCAGATAGGCGCGGACGATACCACCACCGTACAAGGCGCAAGCACGGAAACAGCCAGCGGCGACAAGCGCATCGAGGCCGCCAACATCACCCTGCAGGCAGCAGGCGCGCTGACGCTGACATCAAGCAAAGGCGGCGGCACAAATCTGTTTACAGAGCTGCTGGTCTGCCTGCACGAAATCAAAGCCGCGCTGGACGTGCTGGCCGTGCACACCCATCCGGCCACGCCGAAGATAGTAGAAGGCCCAACCGTGACAGCTCACGCCGCACGACTGGGCACACATAAAGGCAGGATTGAGGGGGTTGTGGGGTAGGAGGCAACCTTCATCACTAAACAACGTAAGCTAAGCTAAACATAACGCCTTCATGCATATACAAAAAGCTTTTCAGGCCAACAAGAACCTGCTACGCAAACAATAACGTAACCGCCACTGTCCATTACAGTAACTCGTACAGAAAATTCTGAAAGGCTGGAGGGCTTATGCCACGTGAAGAAGGTCTTATCCGGCGGGTCACTTTCGGCAACTTAAACCTTGATGACCCATTTTTTGACTCCCTTAAAAATGCGTATGCAGAGTTTTCAGACTGGTTTAATCGTAAAGCGGAAGAAAAAGCTTTTGTCGTCTTCGACAACGCAAACAACCTCCAACCTAACCTGAGCGATTTTCCAGCCTGA